CGCGGTGAATTGGCTTCGCGCCACTGTCTTGCAGATAGCGAGCTTCGCCGTACCGTTCGAGCATGACCCGGCGGACCTCGGCGTTGTTCTCGGCGTCGATGCGCGCGACGGTCAGTTGCTCGGGGTGCAAGATTACGTCGTCGGGAACGTTGACCCCGTGCCACCGATAGAGAGCGTAGCCATCGGCAAACGCCAGGGCGGGACCATCCTCGCAATGCAGTCGTCCTTCGGCTTCGGTCATTCGGCAGGCAGTTGGGCGCTCGCTGATTACCACGTAGTTCTCGAAACACCACCACCAGCAACACGACTGCGCGATGTCGCGCCACATGTTGAGCTGGCTAGATCGTTTGTCGTCGAACGTCACGCCGACAACGTCGCGGCAGAACAGGTAAAACGCGATCCAATACGCTTCATGCTGTCCCCACCACGAATCGGCCAGCGAGGACTCCAGCGAGGACTCCAGCGAGGACTCCAGCGAGGACCCCAGCGAGGACTCCAGCGAGGACCCCAGCGAGGACTCCAGCGAGGACCCCAGCGAGGACTCCAGCGAGGACCCCAGCGAGGACTCCAGCGAGGACTCCAGCGAGGACTCCAGCGAGGACCCCAGCGAGGACCCCAGCGAGGGCCACAGCGAGGACCACAGCGAGGACCGCAGCGAGGACCCCAGCGAGGACCACAGCGAGGACCCCAGCGAGGACCCCAGCGAGGACACCAGCGAGGACCACAGCGAGGACCGCAGCGAGGACCGCAGCGAGGACCACAGCGAGGACTCCAGCGAGGACCGCAGCGAGGACCACAGCGAGGACTCCAGCGAGAACCACAGCGAGGACCCCAGCGCATCCGGGATCTTTTCTGGAAGGTCGCCGACGAATTTCTTCCACTGATCCGATTTCAGTACGTGCAGCGCGAGCAACGAAGTGGCCGGCGACTCGCACCAAATAACGATCGGCTTTGTCGCTACGCCAATCTCTGCGCGCATTGCCATTATGGCGGCCTCGGCTTTCTCTCGATCAGCGCGGTCAGTGCAGGTGCCGACGCGGAACCATTCGCTGCGGAATTGCGGTAAGAGCGCCTGCTGTGCTTCGGTGAGCTGCGTAATCTTTCCCATGACCTTCTCCTCGTTGCCTATTCACAGCGACCCTAGTCCAGGTACTTGATGACCGTAAGCCCGTCATTCCACGGGCACGAGCCGATCATCAGCGCTGGCCTCCAGTCGTGCTCCTCGCCGTCTCGAGATGTCCCGCCAACCGAGGCGAGGCGCGCACCGGGAAACTTCTTCGCAACATCGGCGAGAGCGTCGAGTTCGGCCTCGCTCGGGTTCAGAAGGTCGTTATCGTCGGGCTCGATCGCGTCCTTCCAGGCAATCCAGTCGGCGCCGATGTCGTGGACGATGCGCTCGTCCCGGTAGACGCCTCCCATTTTGTCGACCAGGCCGGCGGCTAATCCCTTCTGCAGGCGCGTGCTTCCGTGGGCGAGGATCCAGGCGTCGCGCTCCGCGATGACCGCCGCTTCCTCGGCGTCCTTCCGATCGGCCTCTTCCTTCTGCCGGCGCGACAGCTCGATCTCGGCGGAGGCTCGGGCCTCCGTGGGTAGCTCGTCGGCCAGCGCGCTCACGTGGTCCTGGCCCGGGTTGGGTACCACCTCGCGCAGGTAGGGGATCTTGCCGTAGGTGGTGTGCAGTACCCACTCCGACGCCGGGATGGTCGCCATCAGGCCAACCACGCGATCGATTCGCTCTTTGTACTCGCGATGAAAGCGCTCCGTCTTCTCTTCCGCCTCCGCAACCTTCGCGCATGTCTCTGCCCAGGCTTGTTCGTGGCGGGCCAGCGCCTCCTCGACCGTCAGGACGTGGTCCGTTGTCCAGAACACGTTGGATCCGATGGCCTCGGAGCCGACCGAGAGCGGCCAAAGTTCTCCAAACTGGTATCCGGCGAACGTGCCCATGCCAGTGGACTGGCAGATGACTCCGCTATCGGAAACCTTCGCTAGTTTTCGCTTGACCGCGTCGGCCGCGTGCAGCTCGAGTTCCACTGTCTGGTAGCGGTTGACCGGAGTGCCGGCCAGTGCCAGCGACGTGCGGGCGGTCTCGGTAATTTCGTAGGTCGCTTTGATCGTGATCGTTCCCATGGTCTTCGTCTTTCCGCGGCCACCTGGCCGCTCGGTCTTGCTGGCTACCTGCCAGCTGGTGGGCGTCTTGCCCGGCAGCCTCGCGAGTTGTCGTGGGGCTGCCGCGCACGAGGCGCGGGCGTCTACTTGGTGGGCAGGTAGATCCTCTTCCCGTCGATTACGACGAACTTGCGATCTCCGAGCATCCACACCGCTCGCATCACGTTGCGCACCGTCATCCCGCACAGGTAGGTGGCTCCCGCCGTCAGCTTATCGTAGGTCGTCATGGCAGGCACACCCCAGCTTCGAGCGTCCAGCCAGCGGGGCAAGAGGCATCGCGCGTGGTGGTGTGGATAGTCACCGGGGCATCCTTCTCCTCGGTGCCGACCGTGGGCGCCGGGTGCACTTCCGAGGCGACGATCCCGCCGTGGGCCGCGCGGTCGGGCGTCTCGTCGGCCTTGGCCTTGTTGCAGGTGAGTGCGAGCGCGAGTCCGAAAGCGCACATGAGCAAGTCTTTTCGGGTAATCATTTTCGGTCTTCTTTCTCCGGCACCTGCCGGGGTTTCGTGGAGGGAGCCACCTGGCCACCTCGTCATCTACAAATCAAAAGTACCACGCCCGTATTACGTACGCAAGATAAATAAACTTATCGACGACAAATAGGCTCACAGCGCGTTACCTGGCGTGTGCTTGCACAGCTCGGTCGTTACCAGTCGCCGCTCGCAGGCCTCGAACCGTTTCTGGTCGCAGTGGGGCTCGCGGCAGTTCTCACACTCGGACAGCTATGGGGGACAGTCGGCAACGATGCCGAGCGCAGACAGCAGCCAGGCGATCACCGACCCACCTCCGCCATGAGGTCGCGGTATCGCTCGCACACAGTCGACGCTGCAACCTTGCCCGCCGAGAGCAACCTGCACACGCTTTCGATCACGCGCTCCCGATCGACTGCTTGCAGGACATGGCGCTGCGCCTCTGTCAGGTGTGGGCGGCCAGTCAGCTCGTAGTCGGCATAGTAGGTGTCGGTCATCGCTCGATCTCCCTGATAACCGCCGTCTCCAGCACCCGCAGCGCCGGCTTGCGCTTCGGCTTCGCGACCAGGCAGGCCAGCACCCGGCGGCGGGCGTCGGTGTCCAGGCGTCGGAGGCGCTTGTAGGCGCGCTCGATTTTCTCCATGCGGGCGGCGGAGATCATGGATCGTCCCTCTCCGGGCCACACGTGATCGACGCAACCTCATCCATGTCGATCATCATCGGCATTCCGTTGGTGTTGTCCAGCCGGTGCTTCCCCACGGCGGAGACGAGTTCGCGGTAAGCGTCGGAAGTTATGGTCTGGCAGAGGTACCAAGACCCAAGCGAGCTATAAGCCGCATTCCCTCGCATGACGATCGTCGCCGTGACCACTTTCATCGGACTCCCTCAGCAAAAGGACCGGCGCCGTCGTCTGACGCGAAAGGGTTCACCCGGGACCCCACCAGCGCCATCTCGGCGTCGAGCTCCACCGGCGTGCGTGGCTCGGCGAACGCCCATGTCGGCCTGGCCAGCTCCATGCTCGACTGCTCGACGATGCCGGCCTGCAGGCGCAATGCAGACTCGGCATGGGCCTGGTATTCGGCAAGCTCGTCGATGGTGAACTCGGGGGACGGGGCGGTCAGTCGGGACAGTAGGATGATGAGGGTCAGCATTTTAGGTCTCCTAGGGTTATTCGGACTCGGTTTCGACGGCAGGCAGGGTTTGCGTGCTCGCCAACTCGGTGTAGAAATTCTCGTGGCGCGTGGGCGGTGTCTGGACGTAGCCGCCGATCTTGGACATCAGCTCGGCGATGGTCTCGCGCGGGAGCGCCAAGGTGGGCTCGTCGAAGTCGTCAGTCCGTGTCGTCGTGTCCATGATTGTAGTGTCGCACGGCCGTAATACGGTTGCAAGAAAGAATCGCCATGCCGGTGCGTTTATTTCTGACGCTCTATTCTGCCTTGGGCGCCGGCTCGACGGGTGGTCCCGCGGCTGGCACCTCTTCTGCCGCCGGCTTGTCGAGTCCGAGCTTCCGGCGAATGTAGCTTGATTTGTCCATCTTAGCGGCGTTGGCCATAGCCGTGAGCTTGCGGCGCTGGCCGCGCGTGCACCGAAAACTGGTGCAGACCGACTCGCCGTCGGCGAGCCCTAGATTTGTGTGCTTCGTGCTTTGATTTCCCATGTTCCTCAGCTGTTTTCTGTCGGCTTCTCTCTTGTGATCCGGCACCTGGCGCAAATCTGGAATCCGTTTTCCAAGGTCAGCATGATGACCTTCTCCAGTCCGCAGAAGTCGCATGCCTTCGGGTTAGTCCGATTGATGGTAATGGCTGACATGATGTCTCCTGAAAAAAATGTGCCAGCGTCGGCGGTTGAATCGTGTTGATGGATGAAACCCCAGCTTAATTGCCGTTGTTACCGACGCTGAGCACGAAAATGGTTCAGCACCCTTGGTGCGACTTCTTAATCATCTTCTTTCGTCGGTCCTCGTCGATGAATTCCCCTTCCTCCTCCGGGGTCATCTTCGATTCTTCTATCCGGTCGAAGATGGACGTTTGATCGTCGTGGGTATCGATCTTCACCTCGGCAAGGTTGACGACGGCCCTGCTTGTAGTATGATGACTTGAGCTCGATGCCGATTGCCTTGCGGCCGTTCTTCAGAGCCCCATAGCACTCGGAGCCGACGCCCATGAACGGAGTGAGCACCACTTCGTCCGGGTTGCTCCAAAGGATCACGCCGCGCTGAATGACGTCGAGCTGCAACGGGTGGCAGTGGCGCTCGTCGTCTGGCTCGCGGCTCTCCTTGTACGGCAATACCTCGTCGATGCGGATGTCATCCCAAAACGAGCTGGCGTACTGTCGCCAAACCCACTGGCTGTACTTGTTTTCGAGTTGGCTACCCTGCCACCGTCGGTACTTCAGGATTTCCGACGGCACCTTACGCTCGCCGCAGTACCACTCCAGGCCAACGGGATGGACCACGGGAACCTTGTTCTCACCTTTCTTGCGGAACGCGAGCAGGTAGTCGGCGCTGGCCACGTCGGCAAGGGTCGAATCCTCGCACAGCTGCATGTGCGTGAGTCCCTTGGCCATCGTGCGAACCCGAACGCCGTAGGGTTCCTTCCAGATGCATCGACGGCCAATGTACTGGAAGCCCAAGGCTTCGTGAGCGCGGATGATGTCGCCTGGGAAATCAATCAGGCCGGTGCCCACGTTGGCGCCGCTTCCCATCCGAGCAGTTTCTCCGTTTCCTGTCCCTGGAACGTCGATGCAGTGAACCGCCGTCACTCGACCAGGCTTCGTCAGTCTGGCGATCTCGGTTAGGACGAAGTTGTAGTGAGCGAAGAACTCGGCGTACGACTTGCAGTTGGACAGGTCGCGGCCGTCGCTACTGTAATTGTACAAGCCACAAAACGGAGGTGAATATTCCGAGAAGTCGATCGCCCCGTCTGGCAGGTCGCGCATGACCTCAATGCAATCTCCGTTATAGATTGCGTACCTGTCCTTGATGAGTTGGTCCTTTACAGCCACTTTGGCACCTCGCTTTCCTTCGTGTGATCGTTTTGCTTTTCTAGCTTCAATTCTTTCCACATCAGGCCGACCAGTTGCTCGAACATCTTGTCAGCTTGGTGGCTCTTCCTCTTGAGGTTGGCCACGACATTGCCTTGTCCTGGCGTCGTGATCATGTCGACCGTGACAGCATTCTTCTGCCCGAACCGCCAGCTTCGTCGGATGGCCTGGTAATATTGCTCGTAGCTGTGCGATGGGAAGAACGTCTGATGCGCGCAGTGCTGTAGGTTCAACCCAAACCCGGCAATTTTGGGTTTTGAAACCAGCACTTTGATTTCCCCGCGAATGAAGGCCGAGAACACTTCTTCTTTGTGTTCTTCCGAGTCCTTCCCTGACACCTGCTCCGCACCCTTGATCAACTTCGTTAGAAGGTCGCCCTCGGTGTTTAGGTTGCACCACGCGACGGCCGGTCTGTCATGCGCGTTGATAAGCTCGGACGCCATCTCGCAGCGCTCGTTCAGCGTGCGGCGAAGGTCCTCACGTTCTTCTCCTAGCCCGACGGCCGGAATGTCGAAAAGGAATCCCTCTCGCTTGTTCTTTGGGGTGACGACATGCTCTTGCACGTTCAGCGCCGGAAGCTTGAAGTCGCCATCGTCGAATCCCATGTCGGACGGCTTTCGAATGGCGCGCGCCCATGAGCAAACCCATCGCCAAAAGTGTTCTTCGGCGTGCCCGCGGAACTTGTACAGGCCAGAGCGGTACTCGTCTGACCTCGTGAACACGCGCTCCGACTTCTTGAAGAACTGGTTGAGCATATCGGTGGCGCCCATCTCCCCGATGGCTTCACTGGACGTGCCGAGCTCGATGTGGTCGTTGGGCGCCGCGGTTGCCGTGCACAGGAGTCGGTACGGACGCTTGCGCATGAAGTCCGTCACCTTCGCGCGGGTGACGCCGTCGAATTCCTTCAGGATGCTGCTCTCGTCGCAGATAACGCCTTGAAAGTCTTCTGGGTCGAAGTAGTGAAGTCGCTCGTAGTTCGTTACCACGATGCGGTCACCGGCCTGCAATCCTTCGCGCCGATGCGTGACTTCAATGCCGAACTTCTCACCCTCGCGGACGGTTTGAAACGCCACCGCTATCGGCGTGAGGATCAGAACACGTCCGTCGGTCTTTCGTGCAACATTCTCGGCCCACGTGAGTTGCATCGCCGTCTTGCCCATTCCGCAATCAGCGAACTCGGCGCAACGTCCCTTGCGGATTGACCACTCGGCCACCGCAGACTGAAACGGGAACAGCTTGCTCGGCATCCACGTGGGCTCGAAGCCGTGCATAGCGCCCTCGTGGAGCTTGCGATGAAGAAACTCTCCGTAGTCTAGCCTGGCCGACTCTCCGATTACGTCGGGAATCGTTGCCAGCGAAATTCTCGGATTGGTCATGGTCGGTTCCCTTCCCGTGTCGATGTCCAATCCTTATCGCACGTCCGTATTACGGACGCAAGCAACAAAACATCGCCCCCCCACAAAAAAACTCGGCCCCCTCCGAGACCAATCGAAGGGGGCCATCCGACCCGGGAAAGGGTGTAAGGCCCTACCCTACGGAACCGAGGAGAGCTTTGTCAAGCGGCGAGTCGTGCTGTCTCGTGCGCGACCGTTGCCACCGCGCTGAGCACGGGCTCGTCGAGTAGATCGGCCTGCGCGGCGATGATGCGCTCGCGGCGATCCTGGCGCTCACGGGTAGCCTCTGCGCATGCGAGGCAGCCGTGCGGACATTCGACGTCCACGACCAGGCTTTCGACAATGATTTGACTTGACTTCGGCATGGTGACTACCTCCATGCCGTGACGATACGTGACGATAGGTGCGGAGTCAAGCTGGGCCGGTTGCGCGGCCGTGTAGCATCTTCCAGGTTCGTCGCCCGAGCTCGGCCAGCAACACGGCCTCCGCCCGGTCGTCGAGTAGACCGCCCTTCGGCCCGCGGAACAGGTGCGCGAAAGATGGGAACAGTCGGCTCGCGTGGTCCACCGACGTCTGCTTACCCTTTGGCAGCCCGCCCAACATGATGGCCTTCCACCTTGCCGGGTCCACACAGTGGGGCACGATCCCGCGGCTCGCAATCTCCCGCCTCCATGCACCGTAGCTGATGCCAAGCTTGAGCGAGGAGATGCTGCCGCGGCCTACCCGAACCCCGTCGATCTTGTGGGGCATCGGCTTGATGGCCTCGATCGTAACGTCGAGGCACGAGTCGAAGGCAAGCAGCTCGTCGAAGGCGCGGCCCATGGCGCGGAAGTCGAGCTGGTTGTCATTGTCGAGTGGCATGTCCCAGACGCGGACCTTGGTGCCGTCCGCGTTCACAGCGCCGACGGCGCCGTATTTCCCAGGGTCGATCCCGACGAAGATCATGTGGTCTTCGCCAGGATTTTGCCGACTCGATCGCGGCGGGCAAGCTGCACGGCCTCGGCGTACGATCGGGATCTCCACGCATCTTCGAGCTGGTGCGACCGTGCGAACTCTCGGCGCTCACTGTCGTCGAGCTCCGACCACGCCGGGAACGCCACGCACGTGAATCGCGCCAACATTGCCCGGTCGATGATTTTCGGCTCGTTGGTGGTCGCGACCAGCATCAGGTGCTGGGGTAGACTTTCGATCAATGACAGCGCCGTTGCGATTGCGGCGTTCATCTCCTGCGTTGCCCCGCCGTGCGCGCCGGCTTGCCGCTGCTGAAAGATGCCGTCGACTTCGTCCATGATGTACAGACCTTCGGGGCCGTTCATTGCCTCGATGATGGCGGCTCTAAAAGACTTCGTCGTCTCCCCCATGTAGCCGCCGATCATCGAGCCGATGCTGGCGCGGAATGCTGGCACGCCAAAATACGTGTGCGCGAGCCAGCACAGCGTCGAGGTCTTCCCGCACCGGCTCTCGCCCGAGAGTAGCAGGGGCATCACCTTCTCACCCGCGGCCGTGAGCTTGTCCGCGTTCTCGGCCTCCCGGATCCACCCGCGCAGCTCGTCCTGTATTTCCTGCCTCGCCCACGGGTGGCGCACGTCTTCCGCGCGGGTCCAGTGGGCGAGTCCGGTTGTCGGATCCAGCTTTTCGGCGCTCACGAGCATGACTAGAAGGCCAGGTCTTTGTCTTTTCCGCCGCCGTCGTCGCTGCCATCGCTGGCGCCGCCGAATGGGTCTCCGCCCTTGCCCTTCGCCGGATCGCGGGCTTCCTTATCGGCAAACATCAGCTCCTGGCGCTCATCTGCCGTCATGATCCGTTCGTCGATTTGCTCGCCGGTGTCGCTTCGAAACGTCGTCACCTTGCCGCGCAGGTAGTCCCGGCGAACTTCGCACTCGACCTCGCGCTCCTCGGAGCCGGTGGAGATGATCGCCGAAAGCAGTGACGTCACCTCTTCGAGAAGCGATATTTCGCCGTCGCGGCGCTTGTTCTCCAGCTTCTTCGCCTCCTCGGCCATTGCGACCTTGCGCATGTTCTGGACGAGCTGGCGCCCGCGCTCTAGCAAAGTGTCGTCGTCCAGCTTCACCGGGAGCTTCTGGCTGGTGATGCTGATTTTGATCTTGTCGTTCTTCTTCAGTTCTTTCGGTTCTTTGGCCATATTACTTTCCTCCTTTGGTCTACTGACATTCGCCTTCGAGCTCATCCCCGAGCGCGCACCACCCTGGGCGGCGCCGTCGGGCGAACATTTCGATCTTGTAGCCATCGACGAGCTGATCCACGAGCGCATAGAAAGCTTCAGGCTTTGCGCTGTGGATGTGCTTCCCTTGCTGATCCACCGGGACGGGTGCGGCGAAGCGCGAGCGCACCGACTTACTCGCCACCTTGAATCGTCCCCGCGTGGCTACGATGCAGGTCTCGTGACTGGCGCGAACGAACCGGCCCATTCCGAACCAAGGCTTCCCGTTCTTGGTGAGCTTCTCCCAGACGATCTCCGACTTGGGAACGAATCCCCAAGCCTTCACGACGTCGAGTGCCTCTTGGGGCATTGACGACAGTCGCCACAGAAACAGGATGGCGTCGTCGGCAACCCTTGGGAGCGGGAAACGGACAAGCCCCTGAACCGACAAGCAGGCGTAATGCTTGGATGCTCCTCGCGACTTGCCGGGAAGAGAGTCGCCGAGCTTCCAGGGCGGATCGGCGACGACGCACGCGTATGGGGCGCCTCCGTGGCAGGGCGAATGCGCGGGTGCCATTACCGGCCACCTTCCGATTGCACCGGCGGAAGCAGGCGACTGCCGTCGGCCGCGTTCTTGATCGCCTGGTACACGGTGACGCCGGCCTCGTTCACGATATGGGCTAGAAACTCTTCCTCGAACGAGAATATTTCACTCTCGACAGCCTCAAGCTTCGCTTTAATCGCGAGCACCAGGCAGCGCCAGCGGCGCATGGATTCGCGCTCAACCCAGGCTTTCCGCCGTTCAATGTCCTTGATCTCGTAGTAGTCGCGTTTACCCATCGCTCCCTTCTTCGCTTCATCCATCGTGGGGAGCGGAAGCACGAAGCGGACGCGCCGATTGTGGGCGGCGAACATAATCGCCGCCGTGCCTTCGTACTGCGCATAGGAGAACTCGGCGTTCTGGCCGGCGTACTTCAGGATGATCTTCTCGATCTCGATCCTGGAATTGAGCACGCTCACCGTCGTTCCCTCTGCGTACTTCGGCATCAGACGCAACCCTTCTTCTTCGCACACTTCGAGTCATCACTGAATGCCGCCCAAATGTACACGTCGAGCGGGTGCACTTCGCACGCCTTGGCAATCGCCTCGACCATGTCCACGCTCGGCTTGCGCTTGCCGGACTCCAGCACGCAGATGTAGCTCGGGTCCACGCCTACCGCTGAGCACAGCGCCCGTTGCGAGAGTTTCGCGTACTCACGTGCCTTGCGGATACCGATTGCGTAGTTCAATGGCATGGCGATGACTTTGCGCCCGCGCTGTTTATCTGTCAACACTCAACTACACGATTCGCCGCGCGCGTGAATCAGCCTCCAGATGCGCGCAATGGTCCGAGCCATCCGCTTGGCGTACTGTTTTCCGCCGCCGCACTTCCCGCTGGCGTAGGCGCCGAATCCGGCGTCACCGCACATCACGGCCATCATCGCCAACCAGCGCGCACTTGCGTCCAGGTTCTTCCGCGGGTCGAGTAGCTGCGCCAGCGTGAGTCCATTGGCGGCCGGCGAGTTTGTCAGCGGTTGCCCAAGCCCAACACCTACGCGGCCGTGGACTTCGTGGCCGATTGCCAGCGAGTTGCAGGTCGACTCGCGCAGGATGAGGGCGACAAGATGGACGGGGTGCTGGAGGTACTTGCGCGCCGACTCGTCGATCATTGGCGCTAGGTATTGATGCCCCGGGCATGCGACGGCTAGAGCGTCTTCCGTGGTCGTGGCGCGCGCGCATCGCGAACAGCACACGGCCGCGCCGAGTACGAGCATCCCAATGGTGAGGCGCAGACCGGTCATGGTACGCACTCCATCAAGACTTCGATGAACTCTTGCGCGACCGCCATCGCCTCGCGCTTCGAGCCCAGCTCTGCGAGAGCGAACTCGTACGTCTCGACGACGCTGTCTATGTCGACGGTGCAGGCCACGTGTTCCTACTCGGACTTCTCCGTCAGAAGCCTAACCGTGCCGTATTTCACGTCTCCGTCGATGCGCTTGGCTTCGACGACGAGATCTTCGCCTTCAGCCTTTTTCCAGGACGCGATCCCGGCGAAGAGATGAAATGCGAAGCTCAGAACGAGCTTGCAACGAATCGACAGTCCCGCCTCGATGCCCTCGCCCGCCTCGATGCCCCCGCCCGCATTGATGCCCTCGCCCGCATTGATGCCCTCGCCCGCCTTGATGCCCCAGCCCGCCTCGATGCCCCAGCCCGCCTTGATGCCACAGCCCGCCTCGATGCCCCAGCCCGCCTCGATGCCCCAGCCCGCCTTGATGCCACAGTCCGCCTCGATGCCCCCGCCCCCCACGGAGGGCCCCC